CTCGTTCGAGCGCGAGGTCGCCAAGGCTCTGACCGCCGAAGGTTTTCCGGCAAAGCGGGGTGCGCAGGTCTCGCAGGGATCTTGGGGGATCTCCGCACCGGACGTGATTGTGCCCTGCTTGCCGGACTTCCACTTCGAGTGCAAGCGCCATGGACGCGCACGCTTCGATCTCGATGCCGCCATCTGCCAAGCGCGCCGCGATGCCAACAAGGATCAGGGCGCAGGCAAATACAAACACTCCGCGGTCATCCACCGCAAAGATCACTGCGACATGCTCGTCACGATGACCATGCGCGACTTCTGCGCGCTCATGCGCCACAGCGACTTTCCTATCCAACCAAAAACACCAAACCCACATACACAAAATGAATAAAACCCTAACCACACCCGCGGGCGTCGCTCGCTATCCCAGACTCAACTCGCCGGACACCAAGTTCAGCGAAGAAGGTCAGTATAAAGTAGACCTTGAAATGTCCGCCGAAGAAGCGGAGCCGTTTCTCAAACAGATCGAGGCCATGTTCTCGGAGTTTGTCGCCGACAAAAAGCGCGAGCTGAAAAAAGACACGCTCAAGATTCACGCAGCGCCGTGGAGCGAGAACGACGGGCTGGTGCAGCTCAAGCTCAAGGTCAAGGCGACTGGCACGAGCAAGGACGGCGAGACCTACACGCGCCAGCCGAAGCTGTTCGATGCGTCCGGTCAGATCACCAACGAAAACATCGGCGGCGGCAGCAAGCTCAAGGTCGCTGTGGTTCCATACTTCTGGTACACCGCGTCGCTCGGCGCCGGAATCACGCTGCAGCCGAAGGCCGTCCAGATTTTGGATCTCGTCACATGGAGCAGCGGCGGCACCGCTGAGGCTTACGGCTTCGAGGTGACCGAGGCCAAAGACCAGCACGTTGAGCGCGAGCTGCGCGTGGCCAAGAACGGAACCAACAACGAAGAAGTCGAGTGGTAGCCATGGCCACCACACGCAAAAGGGGGGCGGCAAAACGCCGCCCCCCTTCGGCCAAGGCCACGGAGCCTGCGCCGGAGCGCCTGACCGCGGACGGTCGCAAACTTGTACGCTTGGAGAAGTTGAAAGCGCACCAGAAGTATATCCTCAAAGACGGCACGCAGGTGGTCGGCGCCTCGACTATCGCCAAGATCGGCGACGATCAGAGCAACCTGATTCATTGGGCTTGGAACCTTGGGAACAAGAACGAGGACTACCGAAAGGTAAGAGATAGGGCCGCGGACATCGGGACGATCACTCACTTTGCAATCGAGTGCTTCTTCCATGGCTGGGAGCCGGATCTATCCGAGTTCGCTCCCGCGGACATCGAGAAGGCAGCAATTGCTTTCGAGAACTTCTTGTCCTTCTGGGAGGAGCAAGGTCTCACTGTGCTAGAGCCGGAAGTTCAGCTTGTCAGCGAGCAACACCTGTTTGGCGGCACAATTGACGCGCCGTCCGTAGACAAAGAAGGCCGCATCGTGTTGCTCGACTGGAAAACGTCGTCAGGCATCTACCTGAGCCAGAAGCTGCAACTCGCAGCCTATGAGCGCTTATGGAATGAGAACCGGCCGGAGCAAAAAGTTCAGCGCCGCGCCGTCGTCCGCATCGGCAAGGAGAAGTCTGACGACCATTCAATCGAGTGGATGTTCTCTTCGGACAACGAGTGGGAGCTGTTCGAGGCCCGCCTTAACCTTCACTACAAAACGCTTCGCTACAAGAAAGCCGTCTGATGCCGAAGCGCAAATACATCGCCATCATTCGTCGTAAGCTCGGCCGCGAAAAGGCGGACGGACTCACGATGGGTGATGGCCGTGTATTCATCGATCCGCGGCAAAGCGGCATCAACGAGCTGGACACCATCGTTCATGAGCTGCTGCACGACTGCTTCCCGCACCTGAGCGAAGAGGCTGTCGCCGACGCGGCCGGAGTCATGGCGCGAAGCATGTGGCGCGATAAGTGGAGGAGGGTGATTGAATGACCTCCGCAATTCTCATCGGCGTTGTCGGTTTGATCTATTTCGCCGTAGCCATCGATCAATTCTGCCTGCAGCACAATTTTTGGAACGGTATAATTTGGTTTGGCTACGCGGTGGCTCAAACCGGCCTGTGGAACCTAACCGTTCGACCGTAATTTTATGACGCGAGCAAGAGATATGTACGACTTTACCGCCGAACCGGCAGACCCGCCGGAGGTCAAGGCGCTGCTTCGGCAGGCAAAACAGTTTTACAACGAGGCGACAAAGCTGCGCAACGGCAACAAAGCCGCAGCGCTGGCCAAGGCCATTTCCGAAAGAAAGCGCGGAAAATGATTTATCTGACGGCAAAAGCGGGTTCGCGCAGGCGCGCATGGTGGTGCGTGTCTCGGAACAAACCGGAATGCCCAGCCCCACGGAGCGCGACCAGTGGGGCGCCGTCAAACTTTTATAGAGCGTCAGGGAATGCGGCGGTCGTTGTGGACTGGTCATTTCATACCCCTGCCTTCGTAACCGCATAAAACGGAGGTCGCTCTATGTATTTTGAAACCGAAGAACACCGCAAGGTCGAGGAGCGCATGCTGCAGGAGGTCGCCGACAAATATGGATATACAGTCGAGCGCTGCAGCAAGGCATATCCGTTGGACGCCATCTTTCTGCGCAACGGTGTGGCCAAGCGCTTAGTTGAGGCGCGCAGACGCTACAACTCGAAGGACGCATATCCGACATTCCGGTGGGGTCTACAGAAATACGTCCATGTAATGCAATTCAGCGACGTTTTGCCGACAACACTTATCGTGGAATGGACCGAGGGCATTTACGCGCTGGACATCATGCGGAAGCAGTATCCGGTCGGTTTCTTCCGACCGCGCGAGCCGCGGCGAGAGGCGGACAACGAGCCGTGCGTGGATATTCCGGTTTCGGACTTCAAGGCAATCATAGAACGCTAATGATTAGCTGGTCACCATATCCCATGCGCGCCGAAGTCGCCGGTGTCGGCACTGCGTGGCTGCTCTACGTCCAGCCGCAGGGCGGCATGGCGAACGACATCTGGACGTTTGTGCCGGAGTCCACCGGCCAACCGCTGCATGTCCGCACCGACCAGTTTCATTTTTCAGAGAATCCAACTTTGGACATCAGCAATTTGGGCGCTGACTCGGCATAAGTAACAACGGTTCTGGGGAGGACCGACGCTAACCAGTCAGCGCCCATTACATTTTAGAGGGGAGAGCGCCGCGGAGTCGGCGCAGAGGGAGTGAACGAACAGAAACAACGGTTTCAGCCGACCGAGCATCCGATTATGAAGATCGACACCGATCTTCTGAGCAAACTCGGACCAGAAGACGGCTGGACATACTTAAAAACCCGCGAGGAATTGATCGCCCGCGAGAAGGCCGACCCATTTCGCTACGGCTACGAGCCTCCGGTATGGAAAAAAGCCAGCGAACTCCTCGAAAAGCATCGAGAAGTGCTCGTCATGGGCGGAAATAGAAGCGGAAAGACGGAATGGGCGGCGAAGGAGATCATCAAAACGATGTATAACAAGGCCGGAGCGGTCGTCTGGTGCTTTGCCGAGACATCTGCGACCAGCATCGAGTCGCAGCAGCCGCGTCTGTGGAAGTTTATGCCGCCGGAGTGGCGCAATGCGCGGAAAAGTCAGATCACGAACGTAAGTTTTACGATCAAAAACGGATTCAGTGAGGCCAAGTTCGTCGCCCCAAACTCGTCGGTCTGCGTGTTCAAAAATTACGCACAAGATTTGAGTGTCATAGAAGGCGCCGAGCTGGATATGGCATGGTGTGACGAATTGGTGGGTCTGTCGCTGATTGAGACGTTACGATTCCGTCTGTTGGACCGCAACGGCAAGCTCGCCGTGACATTTACTCCGGTCCAAGGCTACAGCCCGACAGTCGCATCATACTTAAACGGCGCAAGGGCGCTCGAAGAGGAGGACGCCGAGCTGCTCCCGCTGCACAAAGAGGAGAACGGCCAGAAAATTGTCACCGGCTACGAAAAGGTTCCGGTCCTGCAGATGTCTACGCGCAACCGGCCGATATTGTATTTCCACACCAAGGCTAATCCATGGGCCGGATGGTCGCGCATGCGCAGGGAGCTGCAGAACGAGACCAAGGAAAAGATTTTATGCCGCGCGTATGGCGTTCCGACCAAGGCCATCGCCGGTCGCTTCCCGCTATTTGACGAGCGCGTGCATGTCATCCGGCATACAGACGTTCCGAAGGGAACCAAGTATCATTGGGTCGATCCGGCGAGCGGTAGGAACTGGTTTATGCTCTGGACGGTCCACGACGACGCCGGTCGCGTCATCGTCTACCGCGAATGGCCAAGTCAGGACGAATATATCCCATCGATTGGCTATGCGGGCGAGTGGGCGCTGCCTGACGGAAGCAAGCTCGACGGCAAAGCAGGTCCGGCGCAGCAGGATTTCGGCTTTGGCTTGCAGCGCTACATTGAGGAGATCAAAC